GTTACAGGTCCTGTATTAGTTGGTGAGGAAGGCGTGGGTACGATAGTTGTTCCACGAGCACAGCTGGTATTCCATGATATACCGACGTCCAATGGCGTCTTGGTTCCACGGAGCAACCAGTTCCTTGACCTTCATGTTGGCCGAGGAAAGAATATGAACACTCAGGTAGTCTTCATTGACGATGAAGGCCTGATTGGGGTCCATAAACTCGTCGTAGATCATCGGCAGACCCTGATGCGTCGCGCCCTTGATACCAAGATTGATAAGCTGCTTACCAAACCCGGTTTCGGACAGCGAAATCTGAGTCTTGTCACGCGCAGCCGCACGATGCATACGGTAAATGTTGCGCCCGACGAAAATAACCGTCGGGGCTTCACCGTCATGCGTCAGATCGAGCAGAATATCATCAAGGGCTTCCTCAATGTTACCCGGCTCAAGCCCACCAGCGAAGTCATACGCTGACGGACGGAACAACGGCTGATTAACGAGGTTAATATTGCCGATCGTACCCGAAGTGGGATCACTCGGAATGAGGTTCGGCAGCCCGTTGGGAGCCGTACCTGTGTTGAGGGACACCGCGTACATACGCTGCGTCTTCTTGAAGGCATATTCGAGTGCCTTAAGCTTAGCAGTGAGGATTTTGACGATAACCGCGTCACCTTGGTTCTCGTCGGACTCCTGCTCGGACATGATAAGCGTACCCACAAGGCGAGTAAGCTCATAATGCACCGTGGTCAGTTCATCCGTCTGGTCCACTGGCACCGTATCATAGTACGTCGCCGTGGTAACGTTCGGGTTCATGCCCACAAGCAGCGGGTTTTCGATAACCGGACCGCCATCTTCCATCTTAGTACGGCCCTTGGCCGCAAGATAGGAAAATACACCGCCCGGAAGTACAGCAGCCATAATCATATTCTTACGGCTGCGAGTTGCCATAGCGTTGGCAAGGATTGCTGGTTTAACCAACGGTTAAACTCCCCTAGCTTCGGTGGCCTTTGCATCGGCGAGTACGCTTGCAGCAATATCGTCGAAGCTCTGCACACCTGCGTGTTTCTGGAAATTCTTGTTCATGCGTCGTTCGACCTGCTGCCTACGTCCCTTACCCGGCTTGCGTCCTACAGGTCCTGTAGTGGGCAGTCGACCATTAAACTTGGTAAGGATTGCGTAGTGCAGACGCTGGAACAGTTCATCCAGCGATAGGTCGGGGCTTTGCGCCTTAGCCTCACGAAGGTATAGTGCGAGTTTATGTGACCCGCCAACCAACTGAGCTACCTGCATAGCCGTCTCGCCGTTACGAGTAAAGAAACTCTCAGCTTCTTTCCGTAAGGCATCCGCACGCGTCTGCTGCGTGGTTTGTGTAATGACAGGCTTCAACATTTCGCCCATCTTCGCACTCATTTCATCCATGAGCGCCTTAGCGTCGAAACCACCGTTCGCGCCAACCACTGACTTAATATCAATTCCACTCAAGTGAGCCCTTGTCAACATCAATTTGATGCCTTCAATTGGGTTCTTCTTGTACGCTGTAGCCAGTTCGAGCATCTGGCTTTGTTCGGTGGGCGACAGGCCCGCATTATCGAATGCGGTCTTTTGTCCCTTAAGCTCGTTGTAGCGAGCAAGGACTTCCTGAGCAGCCTGAGCAATACTTACCGTTTGCTTGTTTGCTTCAATGGCACTCCGACGTTCGGACTGAGCGACCTTACGCCATTCCATGAACATACGGGCTTCTCGTCCACCCTCCGCGACCTTCTGGCCGTTGAAGTAAATCGCTCCCTTCTTGTCCGTCTGCAATTTAGCATTCGGATCAAACGGGGAGTCCTGCGACTTCTGCTGCTGCTTCTGACGCGCGGGCCTGTTCTTGCTAGCAGCTTCTTTAGCAGCACGCTCAAGCGTGTCTAGTGAGTCCTCGTCGTCGTCTGACGCATCGTCCTCATTTTCACCATCTTCATCGTCGTCGTCGTCGTCGTCTTCGGAATGATCATCTGGATCATTCAGGTCCTGATTTTGACCGTCGTCGGTATCATCAAGACCATCTTGCGGTTCCGTGGTATCGTCGTCCTGACCAGCTGTGTCAGTATTACCAAGGATCGAGTCCAGCAACGACTCTTCTGCGTTCTTGCTAGGCATGTTAGCCTCCTGCCTGTGGTGCCGCTACAGGTCCTGTAGGCGGCTGTGGTCCTCCGGGGGGTGCACCAGCGGGGGGCTGGCCGGGGGTTGATACGCCCTTTGTGAGGTTCGCTTGAGCCTCCTTATCCAGCATGGCCTCGTCGTCCTTTGTGAACAAGAAGTTCGAGAACGCAGACTTGAACATGCGGAATATAATGCGCAATGTCGTCATTGGTGTAGCCTGACCGACCTGACCAATGGCTTGCGCCATAGCGAGTGCTTGCTGCTTCATGTTCTCACTCGTCGGTTTCTCCGTCGAGCCTGCCGCAACTTCGCACGAGTAAGTTTTGTTGAACTCTTCAACAGACATAGGAGCAAACGTTTCAGCGAGTTTGTCTCCAACTAACTGAGCAACCTGTTCCTTGGAGTATTTGCTGGCGACAAGTTCCAGCATGGACCAAGCCAAGTCCTCAACGGCATTCTCGATGACTTCTGTAAGCTCGTCTTTAATGCCGGACTGCACCTGCGCATAAGCAGCAACAGCCTTGTTCGTCGTATTCGTCTTGAACTGACCGCCCTGACTGACCTCGGATATGTTGTTCACACGGTTGGCAACCCTATACAGGTCTGACTTGTCGTAAAGCTCTTGTACCTTCCCGTCGGGGGGCACAAAAATATCAAACATATCCGAGAGTTTACCCTCAGGGTCCCAATCAACCCCAATAGCTTTGAACTCTGTCGGGTTCTCCATGTGCTTGACGATTTTCGCAACCTCGGTATCCTTGATCTTACGTTTGTTGAAGATCAACTGACCGAAAGCCAAACGGCGAATGAAGCTAACACGCTTGTTGATGCGGTTAACTTCTGTCTCCTGACCCGCATATTGCGCCTGCTCACCCTCCTGAACAATACTATCTACAGGTTCTGTAAAGTTCAGGATGAAGTACGGATAGAAGCGTGAGAGCTTAAGATCATCTTCATAAACCCAAAGCGGATAATCCCAAGAGCCATCGAGCCACAAGCTAATTTGCTTAGTGAGCTTATCCCAAATCAGGTGACACTGTACTTTGTCTTTATCACGCGCGCGCAATACAGACTCAGCAGCAGTTCCCATAATCTTGTTGACGACTGTTTCTCGTATATCGTCGTTAGATTGACCATTGCTACCGAGTGATCCTCCCGGAGGCTTGCCATCAACCTTACGTACCCATACCCCGTTCTCATTCTTCTCCAAGAATTTCTTACGGACAAAGGATTTACTGAGCAGAATAACCTCGTCCGTCCATTTGCAGTCGGTCAAGTCTATCTGCGTTGTATCCGGATCAATGACAAGATTAAGGCCCTGTACGTTGCTGAGGATAATTCCCTGATCACGTGTAGTGGATAGGGCATCCTCTGCTTCTTCAAGCTCTCCGTAAATGTCCTCAAGCTTGTTAAGGTCCGTTTCCTTAGCAGCCTGCTGCTGCAATCTCTGTAGATTAGCGAATGCTTCGGCGCGTGACCCTGCCATCGTTTGATAGTCAAGCTTCACGACACCAAAGTTCGTCAAGTGCCCATGCGTAATCCAACGCTTAACACGCGCCTTAGCATTAACACCCGGATAATACCGACGACGAAACAGTTGATTGATGATTGCTTTATACAGATCAACTCCTGCCTGATCGGCCGGATCAATCGTTACAAGATTGATTTCGGGATTGTCCGTATAAGCATTCCGCAAAACAGTTTTGACTGTTTCACGGGTGAGGTTTTCATCGGTGTTGTTGGCGAAGTACGTACCAGTGGAGGTAGTCGTGTCTATCTTGCTAGGATCGAGCAAGTTGCTACAGGCCCTGTAGCTATTGAAGCTGGCCACCCATGACTGACGCGTAGCATCGAACGCCTCATATGCATCATCTATCCGCGCCTTCATACGGGCGCCTAGCTTCTTGCTTACGGGAATAGAAGCGCTACCAACAAGGACATATGCTG